CATCTGCGCCAGTTTATTATGGATTAGTATATCCAGATCATGGAATATTAATTCTTGATGGTAAAATGTTAGATCAACAGTTAGGATTTGCAACTAATACCGGATCTAGTTCGGAAGGTAATAATCATTTTGCATTGTATCATTCAATTTCCGGATCTGCATTACAAACGAATCCAGCAACGTCCGATCCATATAGTTTCTTAGCAAGAAATTCAGAAAAAGTTACTAGCACACATTACTTTGTGCGTGTTAAAAATGCAGAATACAATTTCTCCAATAACGCTTCGTATGTTACTGGATCGGTTGGTCAAATTGCTCAAAGTACATTTGTAGGAGATCCAAAAACATACATTACCACAGTTGGTTTGTATAATGATCAACAAGAATTATTAGCAGTTGCTAAATTAAGTAAGCCGTTGCTGAAATCATTCCAGCGTGAAGCACTGATCAGAGTTAAACTAGATTTCTAAGTATTTACATACTGATTTAAGCCCTGTTATATTTATAATAAATGTAGCAGGGTTTTTACTATAATGTCAGAAACAAGAATACAAAATATAGATTCATATCAAGGAATATATCCATCGGTATTTAAAAAAGTAGATACATCGGATGTTTCTATTACGCCATTTCAAAGTTTTAAACTTTGGACTATAATATCTGGTAGTGCTACATCAAGCTGTTTACCGTTAATTGGAATTTATACAAATAAAAGCATTTTGCCGGCATTAGAAACTGAACTAACATATAATGATGCTGCAAATATAAACGGAAGTTTACAGTCTGTTACATATTGGTCTGTTGATCAATTATTTTATAAGTTTAAGAATCAGCCATTCAACACATTAGGTCCTACTGATTTAAATCGAACGAAAAAGAATTTATATCAAACGGCATCTATTTTATCATTTCCTAATAAAAAAGTTGGAGAATGCATTAAACCGGCATCTTTCACATTCACTGGGTCTAGTTTGCAATTGGCTGCCGATAGATATGGTAATGTGTATGACACTGCATTTTCTACTGCTTCAATTGTTTCAAACGTACGGTGGTATGAAGGATTTAATGAATATTTTGATGAATCCAGAATCATATATACATCTGAAAATGTTACATATGTACCAGGCGTGTCAACCAGTACCGGCGCTGGTTTACCTGTCGGATTAGCAGCAAAATTTTCTGGATCTGGCTATATTGCTACTTCCGTATCCGGAGAATATTCACGTGATACGAATTATGCTGTTGCATTTTTTATTTCAGCATCTAATCCAGGTGCAGAAAATGATTTAATACTAGCAAAATCCAATAACAATATCAGCACAAAATTTCCATTTAAAATTGAATTAAGTGGTAGCAATCAGGTTGTGTTCACAGTTTCTAGCAACAACACATTGAAACGGAGCATTGTATCTACATCATATGTTACTGCATCTAATCATGTAGTATGTCAAAAAAGTGGTAGCTGGATGCAGTTATATGTTAATGGCGTATTAGAAGCATCTGCATCAGCAACATTTTTAGTGAATGCCAATAATTCTCCGTTTACTGCATCCGGTAGATTCGATAATACCGATTCCGTGTATATTGGTGGATATGGAACTGGTTCTTTGAATTTAAATGGTGTTTTAGATGAAATACGTGTTTTTGATAAAGCATTAACTGTTACTGAAACGGGATATTTAGCAGATCGTACGGAAGGTGGCACCATGTTACAAACGGCTGTAGTTGGAAATGTATTTTCTAAGCAAGGAATTGTAGTAATATCTAGTGCCGATTATCGATACAATAACATTTTGAATTCATCATACACTTCAAGTTATCGTAGCACATTAACTACATATGAATTAAGTGTTTTAGCAAAATTAGATGCTGGCGATTTTAATTTATCACTGAATCCATCGCTTACCGCTGATGATGATGTTACATATCAAAGCTTTGTAAGTTCTAGTGTTTTTGATCCATACATAACCACGATTGGACTTTATGATGATGCCGGTCAACTGTTGGCTATTGGTAAATTAGCACAGCCGATTAGAAAGCGATCTGATGTTGACATGAATTTTTTAATTCGCATTGATATTGATAAAAATATTTTGCCAGGATAAACATGATACGGTTAAAACATTTATTGCGGGAACTTTCAGAATTAGACACACAACGTTGCTTGGATAAAATACAACGTAAACAGTTCCGGTTAATAGGAGCTGGTGATAATGGTCGTGTTTATGAAATAGATGGCGAAGATAAAGTTTTTAAAATTACACAAGAACGCGATGAATATGCAGTAGCAGAACAAATTGTCAATCGATACAATGATTTTACAACATTTATTCCAGTATATTATGTAGATGGAAAAAACATGTATATCATGGCAAATGCATCGGAATTACCAATTCGATTGAAAAAAAGAATTGATTTATTCTTGCAAGATTTCGTAACATTTGCTCGTAGTGAAGGAGGCGAAGTATCGGTATTTGACTTTATTGATGAAACGGATAACATTGATGTTGAAATTGATAATTTTTTAAATGCTTTGCGTGCCGATATAGAAAAGCTTCAGATTCCAGAATTTGAATTAGATTTAGATTTCCGTTCAGACAATATCATGATATGGAACGGAAAAATGGTAATGGTTGATTGGTAATTGATATTTATATAAAAATGATATGTATAATAAACGCAACATAAAAGAACAAAAAGAGTCTAAGAAATCTTCTACAATAAAATTACCAGATTATGTTCCATACACTCGTACTACGGTAATTAAACCAGCAAATAATACTGCTAAAACGATTGCACAACAACATGGTGCATCTTTAGATGGATGGTCTGCATTTACTATTATAAATCGAGCTACTAGAAAACCTACTTTCGGAGGTCCATTAGTTACTGAACCACAAATTATAGATGCATTAAATCAAACTGATAAAACATCTAAAAAAACATATTATGGTAATGATAGTTTTTGGGATAAACTTAAAGATGATGTTCCGCAATACATGTACATAGTAGGACCAGATGTTTCGAAACGTAAACGAGTTTTCAAATATAATGTTTGGATTTGTAATTATCATCAATTATACATGTTATCTAAACAATTATATGAAACAGAACCCATAACATATTCCGAAGTTATAGAAGATGTACCTACAAATCGATATGAAAATATTATAATAATAACAGCAGTAAATGCAAATAAATGGTTTTCTGGATTACGTAAAGCATTGCAACAAGAAAAACTTAATCCTAAACCAGAAGGTTCACGTGTTTTAATACCAGATCTGCAGTATCTAGATAAGGACTACGATTCATCTGACACTGCATTTGAACCATATACAATCGATGTTACCGACGCAAAAGCATCAGAAATGGAATATGACGGATCTTTCCGAGGCTTTGCTCGTATACAACTAGATGAATTTGGTAACACCGAAATGGTTGCATTGAGTGGACGTATAGGTGTAGTAGACCGAGATACTGAAATTCCGGGTGTATTCGAGGGGGAGTTTAAAAACGGTGCACCTTACGAGGGTGTTATTACATATGATGATGGTGATGTGTATCGTGGAATACTGCAAAATGTTATTTCATATATAGGTACAGATGGAGAAAAACGTTTTTCATATCAGGCACCAAAATCCGGCACTGATGTATCCGTAGGATCTGTTAAATGGGATTCTAATGAAGGTATTATACGCGTAGTTCAACAAGATATTAGTGACATGCTTAAAAATAATCCAGACTGGGTTAATAGTTTTAATACTCCGGAAACACAAGATTATTACACTGCATTACAATATTTTGTATCTCCATCTTTCCAACCGGATGGTATTTGGGATGAAAATATGAGAACTGCAACATTGCTATTAAATGTGATAACACATGGCGATGATGTGTTAGATCCAAATGACACTACTAAATTTAAACTTGGAGCTAGAACAGAAATTACAAAAGAAACACGTGACAACATAATTAAATATAAAACTGATAAAATACAGTAACTGTGATGAGACATAATTTAACAGAACAAAACTCGGTATTAGATCGAATTCGTAAAGGAGAATTGCCGGCAAAGTCATCTGCCGATAAGCCAAGTGTGCCTCGACAGGAAGTCCCAGCACCGGATAAGCCTGGCATTGAAAAACCTTCAGATCCTTCTGTTAAAAGATCCGAAACCCCTGTACAGGATATGCCGTCTAATGTTAGTTTAGATAATCCAGTTAATAAAGTTGGAGAATTAATTTTTAGTGATCGTGCTAAACGAGATTTTAATAAAGGCATAATCGGTATACATTTACTAGATGATTTAGAGACTGCAGTTAAAATGGCAAAAATTGGTGATGTGCAAATTACATATGCTCGAGAAGATCATTCACTAGTAAACACTAATCATGCGTATGGATTAGCTGTTGATATTAGTGCTTTTCGGGTAGATGGTAAATTTATTACATATAGGGGAAACAGTAAATTATTTACTACATTAGGAAATATTTTTGTAGAACAATTAAAAAAACTAGGATATAAATTCGGAGAATCACCTAGCAGATTACGTGCATATTTATGGCAAACATATAAAGGTGGTAATCATTACAATCATATACATGTTAGTAATATACAAGGAAAAGAAAAAATTAATACTGCAGATTTAGGTTCAAGAAAAGAAAATCCAAAGTTTCAGCAACAACTTGAATTAAAACGTCAATTAAAAACGCATGCAGATGTTTTATCATTTTTCAGAAAATATTATAATTGGATTCGCGATGCTGAAAAGAATTTTGCAAAATTTACTTGGAAAGTTTTAGATTGGGGCGATGATGAAGAGGGCGCATACGAATACTATAATGAACAAGTAACAAAAGGTTTAAAAGCTTATAATTTAGATTCAGAATCTGTATATAATAATGCATCTAAACAAGATAAACATAACATACAGATGATAAAATACATTATAGAAAGAATCGGTAATCTTATACAACAAGGACATCAAGGAAAATATCCAATGACGTTGTATATTTATGACTCAGCTGAAAAAAAATGGAAAACAAAAAAAGTATGGTTCATATGGGATGCCATGTAAACGGAAATTGGTTATGCGAAAAAATCACTATCATAGCTCAGGAAATTCAAAAAGAGCGGCTGCTTTAAAATATGGTTATAAGTCAGGATTAGAACATGTAGTTGCCGAACAAATTAAAACTGCAGAATATCCTTTGAAATATGAAACAGAAACATTAAATTACATAGTACCGGAGCGACGAGCTAAATACACACCGGATTTTGTATTTCAGAAAAAAGATGGAAGTTACATGTTTGTAGAAACAAAAGGTCGTTGGACTAGTGCGGATCGATTAAAAATGAAACATGTATTAGCATCAAATCCTGGAATAGATATTCGCATGGTATTCCAATCTCCTAATCAAAAAATATCTAAAGGATCATCAACTACATATGAAAAGTATGCAAATAAATTGGGCATCATGCATGTAGCTAAAAAAGAAATACCGGCAGATTGGTTTGCAGAATGTTTACGTGACGGCGAAGAAATTGTTAATGTTAAAAAATTCTTTTCACTTTGATTTGAAATGTGAAAAATTTTTAATACATTCATATGGATTAATGGAGTATTACAGTTAATTTATTATATTAATATTAAATGAAAAATGTAAAGTTATTACAGTTACTGGAATCAGTATTAGGTAAAGGTAAACCTACATCCGGTGATAACATAGCATTCTTCTCTCCATTCGTTTCACATTACAAGCCAAAATTAGAAATCAACATTGATACTAATTCAGCCGGAGAAAATCCATGGCATTGTTGGATATCTGACAAGAAAGGCCGTAGCATTGCTACATTGTTCAAACAATTAAATTTACCGAAAGAGCGTTTTGAACAACTAAATCGTATCATTGAAAGCAGTAAATATCGTGTTTCTGACAATGTTAAAATAAAAAATGAAACACTGCAACTCCCGGCAGATTATCGGCCATTATGGATACCAAAAAATACACCGGATTATCGCAATGCAATTCATTATCTAAAACAAAGAAAAATCACAATATTTGACATTCTTAAATACAGAATTGGATACTGTGAATCCGGTGAATATTCGGGTAAAATCATTATACCTAGTTATGACTGCACCGGTCAACTGAATTATTTTGTATCTCGAGCATATTACAAATCAGACACACAGAAACATAAGAATCCCAAAGTATCAAAAGACATTATCGGATTTGATTTGTTTATTAATTGGTCACAGCCGATAATATTGTGTGAAGGCGCGTTTGATGCCATTGCAATTAAACGCAATGCAGTTCCACTATTCGGTAAAATCATACAAAGCAATCTGCAGAAAAAAATCATACAAGAACGCGTTAAAGACATATACATATGCTTAGATGCCGATGCATTGAAAAATGCAATCACTATTGCCGAAAAATTTCTGTCAGAAGGATTAAATGTATATTTTGTTGAATTGCAGCATGAAGATGCTTCGGAACTAGGTTTTGAAAAAATCAATGAAATACTAGAAAATACTGATGTATTAACATTTGAACGGTTAATGCAACTTAAAATGGATATGTTATGGATATAAAACATATAGATACTGGTCAAGAAATCATCAACAAGATATTTCATATTTCCGATGTGCATATACGTACTTTGAAACGGCATCGAGAATATCGTGAAGTGTTTGAAAACATGTTTAATCATATTGCACAGCATTGTGATGGATACAGCATTGCAGTTGTTACTGGTGATATTGTGCATAGCAAATTGGACATGTCCCCGGAACTAATTGATATGCTTGTTGAATTTTTTGATGGATTCATGATACCAACCGTAGTGATACTAGGAAATCATGACATGAATCTAAACAACATGCATCGAACCGATGCAATTAGTCCAGTTATCAATGTGATTAAAAATCCTAACATTATTTTCATAAAAGAAAACGGATTGTTTGAAATTGGTGGCGTTGTGTTTAATCACATGGCAGTTGATGTTCCGCCAACCGAATACATACGAGCCAATCAGTTTGATGCTGCATACAAAGTAGCATTGCATCATGGCGCGGTTAATTCAGCAAAAACAGATATCGGCTATCAGATATCAAACGAACATGTAGGTGTAGATTTATTTGATGGTCATGACATTGTGTTGTTAGGAGATATACATAAACCTGCACAATTCTTAAATGAAGCCGGTACTATTGCATATCCAGGCAGTCTTATTCAACAAAATTACGGAGAAGCATTAGACCACGGAATATTGGTATGGGACTTACCAGACCGCACTGCAAAATTTGAAGTTATACACAATGATTATGGATATGTAACATTGGAAGTTGAAGGAACTAAAATAGTAAAAGCTCCGCACCGAATTCCAGAAAAACCCAGGATCCGCATCAAGTTTACTGATACTGCTGCAGCAGACATGAAAAAACTTATTGCTACAATTCGCAAAAAGTATGATGTGCAAGACATTACCATTCAAAGAAACACTGCGGCTGTTAATGTTGGCGCCGCGGCATCATTTACTATTGGTAATGTGCGAGATGTAGAATATCAAAACACACTGATAACTGATTTTATTTCAGTGAATTTTCCACAAGCAACTCCGGAAGAAACTGATGCAATTCGATACATTAATCGCACCATAAACACAAAACTACCAGCAATTGAATCCGTGCGACACGTAACATGGCATCCGGTTTCTTTTGAATTTGAAAACATGTTTTCTTACGGCGAAGGTAACAAAGTTATGTTTGAATCACTTCAAGATGTATGTGGGTTATTTGCAGCAAATACTTCAGGCAAATCTTCTTTGTTAGATGCAATAACATACACTATATTTGATAAGTGCAGCAAAACAGGTAAAGCATCCGAAGTATTAAACAACAAAAAAACTTCGTTCCGGGGAGTATTTAAATTTGAATTGAACGGTGTAACATACACCATTATACGAGAAGGCATCAAACAAAAAAACGGACATGTTAAAGTTAATGTAGAATTTTTCACGGATTCCGAAAATTTAAATGGTGAAGAACGTAGTGACACGAACAAAAATATTCGTCGTTATTTAGGCACATATGATGATTTTATTTTAACAGCATTTTCATTGCAGGCAGACAACAACAATTTTATTGAAAAGTCACAACGAGAACGCAAAGATCTTCTTTCACAGTTTTTAGACATTACCGTGTTTGAACAATTGTATCAGTTAGCTGCAGATGAAATCAAAGAAACTGCTGGTAAATTAAAAACATACAAAAAAACAGATTTTGATATTATTATTACAGAGAGTGATGAAATCATTTCAACCAACCAACAAACCATAATTGATTTAGAACAACAAGAAGATGTTTTGCAAGAACGAAGAAATGAACTTCAAAACAAAATTTTGGCACTGATTGAAACTAAACTTCCTACAACTTATACCGGGCCTGGTATTAGCAAACTTCGAGAAGATGAAACGGCATTAACAAAAACCATTGAGCAACTACAACAAGATATTGATGCTACTGAATCTGAAATAACCGGATATGCAGATGACATTGCAGATTATAAATTTCAAGTAAAAAACAATTACAATTTAACAGAGTTACAAACTAAAATTTCAGAGTTACAAGATCTTCGAACACAGTTTGATGATATTCGAGATCGAATGAAAGACCAACGAGGAGTAATCGATGCCAAAGAAACAAAAATTCAACATCTTGAATCTCATGAATATGATCCAAACTGCAAATACTGTACATCTAACATATTCGTACAAGATGCACTTGAAGCCCAAGATACGATTGATACAGATCGATCAATACTAAATGAAATGATGATTCGATATGATCAAATTCAAACAGATATTGAAAATTTAAAAACATATGAAACCCAGTTTTCAGAACTAAACACTCTGAAACAAAACATCAGCAATGTTAAAAATTTAATTGATCGCAAAGAATTGATACTGCAGATTCTGGAAAATGATTTACAAACTCGTGAATCGGAACTAGAAACATGTTTGGAACGACAAGAATCATTCCGAGCAAATGAATCTGCAATAGTGCATAATCATGAAATTGATTCAAGCATTTCAGAGTGTAAAACTGAAATTGAAACTATTAACGAACAGATAAAAACTATCACAGAAACTATACGGTCACTGCATGGTAAAATTGAAGTAGCAAAAACTAACAAATCTGTTGCTATTGATCAATTAGATAAATACAAGCAGTTAGAAACTGAATACAAAGCATATGAATATTATTTAGAATCAGTTAAACGTGATGGCGTTCCGTATGAATTGATTTCAAAAGCAATTCCTAAAATAGAAACAGAAATCAACAATGTGCTTAATCAGGTTGTGGATTTTAACATGGTGTTGCAAACTGATGGAAAAAACATCAACGGATACATTATTTATGATGAAGATAATTTCTGGCCATTAGAATTAACTTCTGGAATGGAGCGATTCATTTCATCATTGGCTATACGTATAGCACTTATCAATGTATCAGCATTACCACGTCCTAATTTTATTGCGATCGATGAAGGTTGGGGATCATTAGACTCTGAACATATTTCTGCAGTAGTTAATTTGTTTGAATATTTCCGAACTAAATTTGATTTTTCAATTATCATTAGTCATGTTGATAGTATGCGAGATATGGTGAACAATTTAATTGAAGTTAACAAGATAAACGGATACAGCCAGATTTGCCATACCTGATATTTATATTTAAAAGAATATCAGTGAATGAAACGCAAAGAGGCAGTTTATAAAGGTTTACAGTTTACGCCGGTTTGGTTTGAGGATACTTCATTAACATCTCCTGATTATTTTCAAATTACTGAATTTCCTACACGGCTCACTGCCGGTAAAAATTTATTCAAACTAAGAGGACATCCATCCAACTTACGTACTGGTGGATATTTGAATATAGAAGCACTGGATTATAATGGTGATCCAATTTACACTGAAGTTATAGACTATGTGGATGAAGATAAGTCTCGTGTCATTGCAATATACATTTATGAAGAAACATCCCCGGGAGATTGCACTATAACTTTAACAGCTGAAGCAGTAAATGTTCCGAGAGAATGGCAAGGACGATCAAATGTAAAATGGTCCAGATCTGTGCCAGTTAATCCTAATGTATCTAACATATCAGAAATTATTTTCGAAACTGCTCCAGAATTAATTGTAACAGAACAAGTAGGAGTACAATTAGATAGAATATACTCTGGTTCCGTACAGTTCCCAACTTATACCGCAGGCCAGGTACGTTATTTCATGTATAACAATCAGCCGGCATTAGAAATTACCGGAGGATTTTTTACTAATGATATGTCTACTGGCACAGTTACAGTAAACGCACCTACTAATCCTACGCCTACGCCCCAATACACTCCATCTACAACGGTATATGAATCTACTATTAAAAAGATATTAAGTCCAACCTTAGCATTGTTAGACGCAGATTATACGGTTCTTAGCAGCCAGAGCATTTCATCACATACATATCGTGAATTTGATTATTCTGCATATTCATTAACATATGAAGCAACGCCACAGTATGCTGCAACTGAAAATTCACAGTCATTTGCATTGATTGAAATTAAAAATTTAGATCCAGCAACCGGAGATATTTCCAGAGTTAAAGTGTTCATGAACAACAAAGGTACGGTTGGTACATGGGAACAGATAAATGATATAGAATTAGATGAAACGGAAATATTTGTAACTAGCACATCATCTATCGAGCCAGATCGAAGTATAGGATTATTCACATCACAAAGCATAATCAATACATATTGGGAGGCACATACCTATCAAGGTTTCACAGAAACGACAGCGCCAACATTAACATATACCACCGCATCACTTAATGGTGCAATGCGCATACAAAATGCAACCAACATCAGTGCCAGGAATGCAGTTTCTGTAGCACAAATTCAATCTACATATCAAGGCACATTCATTGCTGGATCTGAATACAAAATAACATTGGATGCATTGGGCACTAGATTAGGAACGGATAATCCTAAAATAGCATTGTATTTATCTGGAAGTGCATTTAATTTCGATTCAACCGATTATTTCAATACAGAATTGCCGGTTCGATTAGGTAAACGTATTGGCGATATAGAAGTTACTACGGATAATCAAAGAATCGATGATCGAGTATTTAGTTTTACTGCAGACAATACCGGACAAGCTGTTTTACTTTTAGTTGTAGAACAAGGAGAATGGCAAGTTGCTGATATACGAACTACTACTGACAATGATGCTGGATATTCTCCTAATTACACTAGAATTCGTACTTTAGTACCAACTACACATAAATCAGACAACCAGCTTTCGTTTAAAACTGAATATTACAATGTTAATGGAGAAAAAAGCAAACAAATAAGTTATGCATACAATAAAAACTGGCAAGGTGGAAATCGTTACATTGATGGCGATTATTCAATGCTTACCGGATCATTGTATGTTGCAGATTCATTGTCATCAGGTGTAGCAATTTCTGGATACAAAGACACAGGATTTATTAGATCGTTAGGATATGAAGGATTTGCCACAGGATTTCCAGGATTTTTAATTTGGTCTGGGTCTGCATTAAGTGGATCAGCTGGTACTAAAGGAGGCGTACCATATAGCGGTGTTGGTTTAGAATTATATGGTGATGCTAATAACTATTTTCGATATGCAACGAATCCATCTGAATTAGATGTGCACACTGAAACATTTTTCTTTGGAGATCCTAACTCACAGTATATATCTGGCAGTAATGGTAATTTAGAAATTTCATCGAGTGGATTTTATTTAACCGCAGACGGCGATGTTACTGCATCGGCATTTATTGCTGTTAACGGCGGTAATGTACTATTCGATTCAAATTCAGAATACGTTGATGGAATAAATGTCGGCCGAGTTGTATATTTTGATAGAAATGAATTTTCATATACTGGTAATTTAACATCATCTCCACAAACGGCATCAATATTTGAAACGTTTATTTTACCAGGTGAAACCAGTATGCAAGTATCATTCATGTATGAATTTACAAATAATTCTGGAACAACTGATGGTACAATACAAAGTCAATGGTTTATCCAATCTGCCAGTATAACTTCCAGTACTGGTACTACTACTGGTTATGATTTGTGGAGTACACCATCAGCATTAGTCAACTCAACGATTACTACAATTGATACTGCAGCATCAGGTAGCATCGAAGGAGGTAGTAAAACAAATTTCGTTGGTGGTATAACAAATTTTCAAGGATATTATGTTCGCGTATATAATGTTATTAGACGAACAACAGCTGGTGTATCTACTGATGTATTTAAAGCAAAGAGTTTTGTGTATAGAACTAGTAGAGTTGTAGGAGGATCATTAGCACCATTATCAGGTGGCCCGGTATCATAATTTAACTAATCATATTTATATAAAAAGAATTCAATGAACAACATAACAGTACTTTTTCCAGGCGGGTTTAAACCATTAACCGGAGCACATTTAGATCTGGCTAATAGGTATGCACAAGATGCACAAGTAGATCGAGTAATACTTTTGATTGGTCCTAAAGAGCGTGATGGTATAACCAGAGAAAAAACTATAGAACTGTTTAATCTGTTGAATGATAATCCAAACATTGAAATACAGTCAACAGCATTTAATTCTCCTATAATGGCAGCATATGAATATTTGTTTGAGTTGCCGGAAGATGCCGTTGGAAAGTATGCTATGGCTGCATCTACCAAAGGAGATGATTATGTTCGCGCCAAAGACTTTGTTCCAAATGTGGATAAATATGCAACCATTGGAGATAAAAAAGGAAGAAAAATACCTGCCGGTATCGATGCAGTTGAATTGTCACTAAATGTAGATCCATTGATGTATGCAGAAAATACTCCGATATCCGCAACCACCGTTAGAAATGCAATTGCTAATCGGGACTATGCAATGTTTCGAGCATCATATCCACAATATGCAGAAGCCAAAGTAAAAAATGCATGGCAATTATTAACGGGAATGCAAGAAGCGGTATTTACTACGGAATGGTGGTCAAAGCAACTGCAAGAAGATGTAGATGATATGCTAGAAGCAATGATGTTTCCACGAGAAAAACAACGACATTCTGAAAAAATTAAAAAGTTAAGATCATTTTTAAACAAACATGATGGAAAATCATTTGTATATGATTTTGATATTTTTGATAAAACAGTGTATGGGGCAAAACTTCAAGAAGGCGTTATAACAGAAAACTACATTACTAGACAAGAATTATCAGCAATCGAATCTGCAGTTGATGGATTTTTTAAAGAATATGGAATTGATGTAGATTTTCAAGGCAAGTTTACGCATTTTATTGATAGATTAAATGATCCTCGTAATGAAGCTCCAATTTATACGGATGAGCTAAAAGACTTTTTTGAAGACTTGGCAACAGAATACGGAGATAAAATTGCCAGACAATTGAATTTAGAACGACCAACTGGCGTAGGATCTGACAGAAGGTGGTGCTGCAGGTCATATGGCGCATCCTTGGGACGATCATGGATTAACTTTTAATGATGTACGGGAAATCGTTTCCAGGGCATTGGAAGGACGACTAGATATCGAATCTGCAGTTACAGAAAAAACCGATGGCCAAAACATTTTTGTTACATGGAAAGATGGTCAGCCTGGATTTGCTCGTAATAAAGGCACCATAATCAATCCAATGACACCATCCCAATTAGTTGCTGATTTTGAAAGAAAGTATCAGGAATCCGTAGAAAAAAATGGTGTTGAAGGAGCTCAGGGCTATAAATTAATAGTTGATGCATATCGAGCATGTGCTGAAGATTTAACGGAAGCATTAGGAAAAATACCAGCAGACCGACTACAACAAATATTCAAAAATGGACGAGTATTTGCTAACATGGAAATTATTTATCCATCAACAAAAAATGTTATTGCATATGATAAAGCTCATTTACAATTTCACAATTTAGTTGAATATGATGAAAAAGGAAACGTTGTAGAAACCGATTTAACAGGTGGGGCATTGATGCAATCAGTTATTCAGGATGCCAATGCTCATATGCAAAAAACATTTTCATTTATTCCACCACAGCAAATTAAAATGGGACGGGTTTATGATTTTGAAGATCAACAAGCCGCATTTTTCAATGAAATTGATCAGCTTCAACAGAAGTTCAATTTGAAAGAAACAGACTTAATTAGTGAATATCATAAAGCCTGGTGGGCAGATGTAATACGAACCAAGGCAACACAATTAGGATATGAAATACCAGATGCTGTATTAACGCCATTAATTTATCGTTGGGCATTTGATGATAAATCTACAAACATTGCTGCATTGAAAAAACAAATAGATAACGCACCGTTTGCAGAATGGGTCACTGAATTTGATAAAAAAGATTTCAAACAGTTTCGAAAACAAAACTTGGAACCATTTGAATCCATCTTTCTGCGATTAGGAGTATTGGTTTTACAGAATGCAACAAATTTCTTGGCAGCAAATCCATCAAAAACAGTGCAAGAAATTCGCGTGGAATTAGCTCAATTAATACGAGAATTACAAGCAAATCCAAATCCGGCAATTCTATCTAAATTAGAATTAGAATTAAAGCGTATTGAACGATTAGGAGGATTTGATTCAATTGTCCCGGCAGAAGGCATAGTATTCACATATCGCGGTAACACATATAAAATGACCGGGGCATTTGCACCCGTTAATCAGATTTTAGGAGTGTTAAAATATTCTAGATGATATTTATTATAAAATAGGAAAACTGTAATGGCTCAAAAACACAAAAGCAAGTACAAAGCACCAAAAGATTTAGAAAAATCTCAAAAACCAAAACCACGTAAAGATCTTAAAGATTATACACATGATGATAAAGATGGTAAATTAAACCCTAAGTCTACTGGCGAAAAACAAAGCAATGTATTGCGTAAAACTGATAAGGAAGTAGTAGACGATGGAAAGTATGATGTTAAATACAATTCCGATGATCGTTTATATACGGACTTAGAAGATGGTGACTATGATCCTAAACATGCAGCCAAAGTTTTCAAAAAACGTCAAGAAAAAGACGAAAAGGACAATGAAAAAAATATTAAAGATAAAGTAGAGAACTTAACGCGTGAACAAAAAGAGCGTTTGGTTAGAGAATATATACGTAAGCGCATCATGAAAGTTTTAGCTGAACAAACTGAACCAACAGATGAGCCAACCGAAGAGCCAGCAGACGCTCCTGTCGAAGAACCAACTGATGCTGCAGCTGCTGAACCAACTGCAGAACCGACTATGGACCCGGCTGCTGCTACCGATGCAATGCCAACCGATATGGCAGCTCCAGCACCTGCTCCATCACCAGCACCTGCTCCATCACCTGCACCAGCTCCTGATGCTACAGCAGCTCCAGCACCAGCTACTCCAGATGCTGCAGCACAGCCCGGAGCTGATTTACAGCCTACTCCGGAAGAATTAGAAAATCGAGTAATAACAGGAATGGCGGCAGAACTAGAAAAAGAAGGTGCTATTGGAAAAATTAAAGCAATATCAAAAGTTTTAAAAATGTCCATGAAAGAAACAGATCCTGCAGATCAAGCTACATTGTATCGAATGCTACGTCAGTTTGCTATCAAAAAGTTAAGCACGTTACCTACACAAAAATAAAAAGTTATATGTCTAAAAAGTTACAAAACATTAAAGCCGTTCAACAGATGATTGATGGCACTCACAAGTTTCAGACCAAAAAATCAGTAGGATTTAGTGATGCTGATGCTGCAGCTAAACAAAATGAACGGCATGAAGTTGGCGATGTATGGGAAGAAACAGATGCAGTGTCTGGTATTACATACATAATTGAACAGCGCAACGGATTCCGTATCAAAAAAACTAAAAGTTCAGATGTATTGCAAACAGTACGCGAAGAACTACGGGCATTTCCAAATTGTCGTAAAGACACTTGCACTTGTTTAGGGGCACATCATTTAGATCAAAAAATGAGAAAAATACATGGAATGTGTTTTGATTGTGTGATTGAAATGGAACATGATCTTAAAAAACAAGGCAAGTATGAAGATTATGAACAGCAAAAAATTCGTGAAAATGCATTAGCTTGGTTAGCATCTGCAGAACGAGATGTAACATTATTGAAAGAAGCATACACCCAAGCATCTACATTTGTTACTAATTCAGATGGAGAAAAAGAACATTGGACTGCAAGAATGACTCCAGAAGAATTTGAAGAAACCATACAAGCACAATTCAATAAATTTAAAGAAAATTTTTTAAAAAAATTAAACAAGGAAACTGATGATGCAGAAAATTAAAAAAACACTCATATGGATATTAGTAGGAATCGCTACAGGATTTGGTTTATTTGCATGGATATCTAAAATCTTCAGCAAAAAGAAAGCAGATAAGATTGATAACCAAATCGACAATAACGACAACAACATACATCGAGCTCAAGGACACATCGATGCTGTTGCTGATCAACGAGAAGATGTTGTGCAAGATGTTAAACAGCATGAAGATCGTGTAGAAGATTTAAAACAACAATTAGATGAAGTAGATCCTGTTGTTAAAGATGTAGCAGCTGCGAAACAAAACATTCTGAATAAAACTAAACGAGGTCGTAAACCAAAAAAACAAACACCATGAAACAGTTGTTAGTAATATTATTTTTTCCGTTAATAGCAATTTCACAAGAATTGCCAGACACATGTTTTACTCCGGAACAAATTCAAGACATATCATTTACCTTGGATTCATTGTATGAAGTAGATGAAATTAACAAACAAATAATTCGAGAACAAGAACAAGTTATTTCCGGATTAAAACGAATCATTCATTTAGATTCAGTGGAAATAAATTACAGACAACAACAAACGGTTTTACTTAAAAAGAATATTGATTTATACATTGACCGGGAAAAATACATTAAACCAAAGTGGTATGATCATAAAGCAATATGGTTTGGTACTGGTATATTAACGTCGATTGTAACAACTAAAATTGCTATAGAAATATTCAAATAGTCATGTCTCAGCCAAACATAAAACAAATAATACAGCAACAGTACATGTTATGTGCTAAAGATCCTGTGTTTTTTATGCGTAACTACTGCTATATCCAACATCCTAAACGAGGTAAAATTAAATTTAATTTATATCCATTTCAGGAAGATTCATTAACGGAATTGCGAGACAATCGTTACAATGTAATATTGAAATCTCGTCAGTTAGGTATATCCACATTAGCAGCCGGATATGCTCTGTGGTGCATGTTATTCAAAGAAGATTTTAACGTATTGGTTATTGCAACCACACAAGAAGTAGCAAAAAACTTGGTTACTAAAGTGCGAGTGATGCATGAAAATTTACCAAGCTGGCTGAAGGGTACGGTTGAAGCAGACAACAAACTTTCACTTAAATTTAAAAATGGTTCACAAATAAAAGCAGTATCATCAGCTACCACCGGAGCACGTTCAGAAGCATTATCACTGCTTATTATAGACGAAGCTGCGTTTATTCGTAACATTGAAGAAATATGGATAGCATCACAAGCAACCTTATCAACAGGTGGTGGAGCTATTGTGTTATCTACTCCTAACGGTGTTGGTAACTGGTTTCATCAGGTTTGGTCAGAAGCCGAATCAGAATTAAATGGGTTCCATACCATTAAATTGCATTGGACCGTGCACCCGGAACGAGATCAATCATGGCGTGATGATCAAACAAAATTATTAGGTGAACGAGGAGCGGCACAAGAATGTGACTGTGACTTTGTTAGTTCCGGTCATACGGTTGTTGAAGGTAATTTGCTATTAGAATATGAAACCCGATGTGAAGAACCAGTAGAACGTAGGGGGTTCGATCATGGATATTGGTTATGGGAGTATCCAGATTATGCTCGAGATTATTTAGTAGTAGCAGACGTTGCACGAGGAGATTCTGCAGACTTTTCCGCATTTCAAGTGTTTGATATTGAATCTGTTAAACAGGTTGCTGAGTATAAAGGCAAAGTTCCACCTAATGAATTTGGTAACATGTTGGTTACTGTTGCATCTGAATGGAACAATGCATTGCTGGCTATTGAAAATGCAAACATTGGTTGGGCTGCAATACAACCAGCATTAGACAGAGGATATGCTAATCTGCATTACACATATAAAGATGATGGCTATGTCGATCCTGATGTGCAACTCAAAAAGGGTTATGACATGAAAGATAAGTCACAGATGGTACCAGGTGTGTCAACAACACAACGTACACGACCATTAATGATTTCGGCATTGGAAATGTATATGCGAGAAAAAACACCAGTAATTCGCAGTAAACGTTTAATACAAGAACTATTGGTATTTGTTTGGCTAAATGGCAAAGCACAGGCACAACAAGGATATAACGACGACTTAGTTATGTCATTTGCAATCACATTGTGGCTACGAGACACTGCTCTAAGACTTCGTCAACAAGGAATTGATTTGAATAAACGAGCACTTTCACAGTTTCAAAAATCCAGTCCAGTAATATACACAAACAGACAATCTAAACAAGATACAGGTTGGTCATGGAATAACGGCCATGGCGATGAAGATCTAACTTGGCTGATACGCTAAAAAACTCCATGGTTCTGTAATTAGTTATATTTATATTAAAAGAAAATATGGCGTCATTAAGAAAACGTTTACAAAACCTGTTTAGTACCAATGTAATTGTTCGTGCATATGGCAAAGACCAATTACGCATAGTTGATACCAATCGACTTCAAGGTGTTGGTAATTTAGCACAAAGCAAAGTAGCAGATCGGTATACTAGACTCCACGGATCCAACAAACACCGAGTTGGTGGAATGGGTGGATATGATTCCAATTATTATATGCATCAGAATCGTATGCAGTTGTATGCAGATTACGAAATGATGGATAAAGATCCTATTATAAATTCAGCATTAGATATATATTCAGATGAATCTACATTGGCTGATCAATTCGGTGATGTGTTAACAATACGAGCACAAAACACCAGAGTGCAAAAAATACTTTACAATTTATTTTATGATATTCTGAACATTGAATTCAACTTGTGGTCATGGATTCGCAACATGACAAAGTATGGTGATTTCTTTTTAAAATTGGATATTGCTGAAGAAATTGGAATCATTAATGCTCGTCCATTTTCAAGTTATGAAATGGAACGTTGGGAAGAATATAATGAAGCTACTGGTGAATATGAAATTAAATTTAAAAATGTAGCTTCTGAACAATTAACATATGATGTGTATGAAATTGCACATTTTCGAATGTTGTCAGATTCTAACTTTTTACCGTACGGTAGATCCATGCTGGAGGGCGCTCGTAAAGAATTTCAGAAATTAATGTTGATGGAAGATGCGATGCTTATACATCGTATTATGCGAGCTCCGGAAAAGCGTATTTTTAAAATCGATATTGGAAATATTCCGCCTAACGAGGTAGATACTTTCATGGAACAAATCATGACTAAAATGAAAAAGATTCCACATATCGATCCTCAAACTGGAAATTACAATTTGCGTTTCAACATCAACAACATGTTGGAAGATTATTATCTGCCGGTACGGGGAGGACAATCATCTACTCAGATAGACACACTGCCAGGCATGACATTTACCGGAATGGATGATATTGAATACATCAAACACAAAATGATGGCAGCTTTAAAGATACCAAAGCCATTTTTAGGTTATGATGAAGGAGTTGAAGGTAAATCTACATTAGCTTCTATGGATATAAGATTTGCTAGAACCATAGAACGAATACAAAAAATTGCTGTGTCTGAACTAGCAAAAATTGCTGTAGTACATTTATATGCACAAGGATTTGAAGGTGAAGATTTAGTTGGGTTTGAATTAGAATTAACTGCCCCATCCATTATCTATGATCAACAAAAAGTTGCATTAATGAATGAAAAGATTACATTGGCTAATGCAATGAAGGACAGCAAATTAGTTTCTGACAGATACATTTATGAATACATATTTAATATGTCAGAAGATCAGTGGTTGCAAGAAAGAAACAATGTTATTGAAGACTTGAAGCTTCGATTCCGTCAGAATCAAATTGAACAAGAAGGCAATGATCCAGCATTAACCGGAGTATCTTATGGTACACCGCATGACTTAGCAACAGTGCATATGTCTAGCAAAGATGTCGAAGAAAAAGATGCAGGAGGTCGTCCGCCGGAGGGAATTAAGTACGGTCAACATAAAAATGCTATGGGTTGGGATCCAATGGGAACGAAACAAATAAATCAGGCATTTGATGTAGAAAATCAGAAAACTACATTCCAAGCAGATCCTAGATTCAAATCCAGAACTGAGAATATTGTGAAAGGTATGCGAACTAATAAAAAAGTAAGCATAATTACCGAAACATTGAAATCAGCTGATAAACTAGATCCAGATAAAGGAACTATGTTGGACGAAAACAATATTTTATGATTCTAACCATATTTATTATAAATTTAAGGCATTGAACAACCCATGAAGAAACTAAAACATTCAAAATACAAGAATACGGGTATTTTATTTGAAATGTTAGTTAGAAAATTAACTTCAGAGACCTTGTCATCAGATAAGTCTGTTACTATAGATATCATTAAAAAATACTTCGGACGCAACACAGAACTTTCAAAAGAATTGCAATTATACAATGCTTTATTAAAAGAACAATTTCGCAGTGAGGCACAGGCATTAGATTACATCCGCACTGTAAAGTCAGCACATGAAAAACTGAATTCTACAGCATTAAAACGGCAAAAATACAATCTGGTTAAAGAAATATCTGAAAAATTTGTGTTTGATAACATATCTAAGATGCACATAAGCAATTACAAAGTTTTAGCATCCATTAACATGATATTTGAACATGCTGAAACGGATAATCCTAAACAGCTGTTGGAATGTAAAAATGCGATTATTCAACACGGGCTATTAACAGAACGAGTTGCTGCAAAGAAAGATGCAGTTTTAGAAACATTTGAATCACAGCCAAAAGAAATTCGTTTGTTGACTTACAAACTAATGATTGACAAGTTCAATGAAAAATATTCTGGATTGAACGAATCACAAAAACAACTTTTAAACAAATACATTACTCACGTAAATGACACTGCAACACTTCGAGAATATGTTCAGACCATTATACCAAAAATAAAAAAACAACTTGCTGATGCAGCAAAAACGATTGATGATGCTGTTGTTAAAATAAAAGTGGAAAAACTTTCCGAAATGTTGTGCAACGTAGAAAATCTGAAAACCATTAAAGAATCGCATGTATTATCTTTGCTACGTTATTTTGATTTGATTAAAGAATTAAAGGAGGTTCGATGAATTCATTTCTACGAGACATGGAAAAAAAGTTTTTAGTTCTAGAATCTGCAGATCATTGTGGGTCATGTGATAAAACATTGGAAGAGTGTGTTTGTGAAACAGAAGATTTGGATGAAATAAGTACTACCGGGGGAGTTGCTGGATACAATGTACCAGGAGCATTCACTTCAGAAAAAAAATTCAAAAAGAAAAAATTTACTTGGGCAGGTGGTCAAACAAATGAATCAGTAAACACCCCACCACAATATTCATCTAAAGATGAGCGGTATCAGCGTCCAGAATCAGAAGAAGAAGAATACATGGATAAATTTCCATTTTCAATGGATGAAAACGATTGGCAACATAAATCATATGAATATCCATCTAAAAATTTAACTGATACTCCTGGAACTTCAACAAAGAAACATAAAACCTTGCGAGTAGAAGATGTGTTGGAACGTAAGTATGAACAACTCATTGAAGGATATCGAGACTTTGCAACGGGAGATCCTAAAAAGTCACCTGAGAAACGAGTCAAAGAAACAATACAAGAAATTGCTAAAAAACTGCAGGAAATTGAAACACTCGTTAATTATAATAGTAGACTCAAGACAGAATCCGGAGTAACAAGTTCGGCATATGGACCTAGCACTTCAAAAGCATTAACAAAAATATCAGAACGATTAATAAAGATTTCAGAGCGAGTAAGATCATTAGGAGAATAACATGTCAAAACAACTCATAGTAGAATATATGCCATTCAAGCCAATGGGTTCTTTAACAGAATCAAATGGTGCCGCATATGGAATACCTGGTGGTTTTGTAGTGCAAGGAGTTTTACAGAGGGCGGGAGCAAAAAACCAGAATGGAAGAATTTATCCAAAACACATATTGCAACGTGAATGTATGCGATATCAAAAAGAATATATCGATCAGCACCGAGCATTAGGAGAATTAGATCATCCGGAATCATCTGTAGTTAACTTGAACAATGTGTCTCACAATGTGCTTAAAATATGGTGGGATGGTGATGATTTAAAAGGCGCAGTGCAAGTACTAGATACGCCATCCGGTAAAATTCTTAAAGAACTGTTTCGTGCGGGAATCACATTAGGTATTTCATCGCGCGGATTAGGATCAGTTAAAGAACTTCGCAATGAAAGTGCAGTAGAAGTACAAGAAGACTTTGAATTGATTTGTTGGGATTTTGTATCTAATCCTTCAACACATGGAGCATTTATGCGTCCAACACATATGAATGAATCAGTAAATAACAATGTAAAACCAAACAAATACGCACGAGTACATGATGCAATTACATCAATACTTTGTGAAGATGGAAAATGTAGGATATAATATGAATACACCAAATTTAAAAATGATTCTCGAAACGTTGATGGATGATCAACCAAAGCCGTTATCTAAAGAAGAAAAATTAGCAGTAATGCAGGAAATAAAAAACTTCACAGCATTAGGAGAATCTGTATATGGTAAAGGCGATTTAGAACAAATGGCAGAACGCGTTCGAAATATTGTGGAATCTGCACAACGAATCATGACTGAAAAACAAGATTGGTTTGATCAAGTATCACATCGACAAACAAATAAACGTTTACAAGAAGATTATAAAATATTTGAAGATTCATGCAAAGAGATGAAAATGCTGCAAGAACGAATGGCAATGGCATATGAAAATATTGGTCAAACGTTGAATCGTTACTTTGATATGTAATAAAAAATACTTATTATAAGGTATAATAATGAATAAACTTAAAAAACTATATCGAGACTTTTTTGGTTTAACAGAACAATCTACATCCACCGGAAAGACAGATCCGACAAAAGATGTTGTTCTATCACCAAAAGATGCGATGGATCAAAACAAAGTAAAAGCCGCTCAACATATTATAAAAACTACAAAAGGTAGAATTCACATTGAAGAAGAATCAGAAATCGAAGAAGCTCAATTAGTTAACAACATTACCGATTACCGCGGAGGCGTAGAATACGTTCTTCGAGATCCTGCTGAAGCACAGTCGGTAGCATCAGAAATTCAAGAATGGGCTGAACGAAAAGGATTTACTGTAGTTAAACGAACAATATCTAAATCAGGAAAAGTTGGATACTTTTATTTTAGATTAGGAGAAGATCCGGCTCGAGAATCACAAAGAATACAAGGATACATTGCACAGAAGCCAGAAATTAAACATTTTCGTTTCAATGTGCGAGCACAACAACAAGCACCAGCAATTAACCCAAAACCAAATAAATTTAATCAAAACGAGTTACAATGAGTAAAAAACAAAAACAGCATCAAATGATTTTACCGGGTTCTGCATTAGGAGTTCATGTACCTGGAACATCTCGAGAAGATTTAGCAATCGCACTTAAAACATGGAAACGCAAAGTAAAATCTTCCGGAGTATTAGAATCAGTTAAAGATCGCAAAGAATACATTAAACCATCAGTGCAACGCAGAACGGAAAAATCAAATGCAGTTTATATGCAAATGATTCGAGATATGTATGGTAGATGATGTTATTTTGAATTGAATTGAAGCCCTAGCTAAAAAAGTTAGGGCTTTTTTACTGGTTTTTGAAACTAGCACATATATATAAAAGAATACGCTATTTTTTAATTTCTTATATAGCGTCTATTGATTTAAAAATTTCTATTAAGATTCTCAATAATCTTATTTCCAAAACAAAAATTTACTAAAACAAGCAATCGCCGATGCAAATGCTGTTAAAGAAACTGCATTAGCAAACGCAAAGATCGCTCTACAAGAAGCTTTCGCCCCAAGAATTCAAAGTATGTTAGGTGAAAAACTACGTATGGAATTAGAAGGCGATGAAGATGTAGATGCAGCAGAACCAATGGATGCAGAAATGGACATGGATGCGGAAATGGGTGATGAAGCAATGACAGGATCACCAGAACAAGTTAATGTCGGATTAGATTTCGACAACGACGGTGAATGGGATCTTGAAGGAATGGTTGGTGCAGAAGAAGAAGAAGTACCGGCAGAACAAGAACCAGCAATGGATGCAGAAATGTCTGATGAAGAAATGTCTGACGAGTACAATGAAGGCTACGGACATGATGAAAGAGATCTAGATCTAGAATCCATTATTCGTGAATTAGAAGAAGATTTACATGAAGATGCAATTTCTGATGAAATGCCAGATGATGAAATGCCAGCAGAAGAAATGCCAGAAGGTAAATATTCACACGATGATGACACTCTGGAAGAAGATATCGATGAAATCATTGAAGCAATTCTTCGTGAAGAAAATTACAAAACAGAAGGTGATGTTTCTGCAGAGGATGAAGATGGAACTGCTAAAGTTCATGATGAGTTAGCAGAAGCTAAAGAAGAGTTAGAAGAAGCTTATCGCACAGTTAAAAAACTAAACAACATCATCAACGAAGTAAATCTTCTGAATGCAAAACTTCTTTACACAAACAAATTGTTCCGCAATTTTGAGTTAACTGAAGGTCAGAAAATGAAAGTGATTGAAAATTTTGATCGTGCAGGAAACACAAGAGAAGTAAAATTAGTATTTAGCACGTTGGCTGAATCATTCAAACGTCCTGAAACTAAGAAGCGAGTAGTAAAAGAGTCTTATGCATCTAAAGCAACACACACAACGGCTCCTAAATCTGCTCCAATTCTTAACGAAGGATTTGAATTGGCTAACAGATGGAAAAAATTAGCAGGATTGCTATAACATTAAAACAAAGGAAACAAAAAAATGAGTATTTCAAATTTATTACAAACAAATGACTTCGTGCAAAGAAATGCAGCAAAAGCTCTTGTATCGAAGTGGGAAAGAACCGGTCTTCTTGAAGGTCTTCGT